CGGTAATTTTTATCAAGATAAAATGACAGAGGAAGAATACAATGAATGGAAAACTATTCGTAATGAAATCAATAATTAATCAAATGCTACAATTTTTAATATCCGGATTTTGGGCAATTCATAAAGGCTCAATCATTGTCAAGATAAAATCAACTTTTATTTTAGGGCTAAGTCTTTCACCAGTGGCTTATGTAGTTGATAAAGTATGCCATTGGGGTATGACTAACATAGATTACATTATGTTAGTATTAGGCGCTATTTGTGTTGACCATATTCTTGGTTCTATTTACCATGCCTTTTTTAAAAGAGATTTTGTTTGGAAAAAAAACTTTACCGGACTTTCTATAAAAGTAGCTTTAGTCGTATTAGTAGCTTTTATTTTCGAAGGGCTTAACCACATTGTAAAATCAGATAGTTTTCTCAAAGAATATTTGATTATAGTAACTCGATTGTCTGTTTTTTTATATCCGGCCGGTTCCGCTCTAATGAACTCAGCTGAAATTACAAACGGTGTTTTTCCGCCTATTGGAATTATAAATTGGATGAAAAAATTCAATAAAACACTTGAAACAGGAAGTCCTAATCAAAAATCTAATAATAACATCGCCGAAGAACCAATGCCTGCGCATCATGATATTGATGTAAATGATTTTGCTGATGCTGCTGATTCTGGTGACGGCCACTAAACTAAAACACTATGATATTTTTAAGCGCAGGACACAATCCATTTGGATTGACACCAGACCCAGGAGCAACGGCTAACGGCTACAAAGAAGCAGATTTAGCTGTAATTATGAGAAATTTAGTTTCTAAGCAATTGACCAACATGGGCATTGCTCACATTACAGACCGTGATGATGAAAGATTAGGAGCCTATCTTCAAAGGATAAAAACCGGTAACGGTTCGGTTGTTTTAGAGTTTCATTACGATGCTGGACCGGCGACCGCTACCGGATGTACGGCATTAATTGAAAAAGAAGCAGACAGACTTGATCAAGCTTTTGCTCGTGAATTGTCAAAAATTGTATCGGAAACATCCGGAATTCATAATAGAGGCGTTAAGTCGGAAGCGCAAAGTCACCGCGGTTCATTAGCATTGATGCGAGAAGAAGGAATAATCTGTTTGCTCGAACTAGGATTTATCACCAACATGCAAGACATAAAATTAATTGACGCCAACAAAGAACGTATTGCTTATGCAATTGCTCAAACATTGGTTAAATACGAAAACATGATTTAATATGAGACCATTTTTTTTAAATATTCAGAACTTTTTCAAACGTTACAAAGGTTACATGATATCGGTAGTCTTGTTGTTTATTTTGGTATTCGATTGCTCCGGAAAAAGCGACATTGTTGAAAATCTAAATCAAAAGATTGCTATTCGCGACAAGCATTCGGCCATAATACTCAAAGAAAACATTTATTTGAAAAAAGAAAGCGAAAAGAAAGACCGTATTATCGCTAAAAACAATGATTCCTTAGCTAAAAATAAGAAAGATATAACCTATCTGCATAAGCAAGTAGATAAATTGAAGTCCGATGCTAAAAAGCAAATTGACAAGCTAAAAAACAATGACTTGAACGATTGGAAAGACTACTATCAGGATATTACAAAAGCCGGTGACAAAGACGTTTTCATTCAAGGTAATACCTTATCAATGACAAATCAACCTCTTTCGACTATTGCTACTAAAATCATAAATGGAGAAGCGGCACAAGCCGAAGTGCCACTGCAGAAAAAAGAGATTTCCAAACTAAACCATTCGCTTTCCTTGGTGACAAAAAACTACAACTTAGAAGTAGAAAAAAACAAAAACCTTGAAAAGACAAATTCAAATAACGAAATACTATTGAATAACGCCAACGCCAATACGCAAGACGCTAAAGACGCGCTTCAAGAAGAACGTAAGCGAAAAAGGCCAAAGCTTCTACCGATTTTGGGAGCTGCTGCATTAGGATATCTTACAAACGAAGCAATAAATAATTAACCATGAAATCATTATTTGAATTCATTATACAAATCGAAAATCCTTTTACAGACAAAATAACTACTGAAAAAGGAAACACTTTTTTTGTAAACAACAAATTATCGGCTAAAGAAGCCGCAAATCGTATAGGAAAAGTAATTTCAGTACCACTTCATCATGAAACTGAAATAAGAGAAGGATTTGATGTAGTAATTGATCCTACTATTTTATTCGAACAAGCTTATGCGCTTACACACGGTACTCAAGACAGCTCATTCTTAGTTGATAAGGAAAAAGGATACTACAAAGTAAATCCATCACTTATTGTTCTTTACAGAGAATCAGACAAACATAATTGGGAAGGCTACCTCAACAATGCATTATTTGATGTTGTAAAAAAGGAATCTGAGATAAAATCCGAAATGATTATTACTGACCATTTGAAAGGAAAAATTGAACTCAATAAGGTGAAGTTAGTTTACGGAAACAAAAATTTACTTGAGGAAGTTTCTACCGGTGATACATTAGTTGTTGATGGTATGCTTGGTATTGATTTTTCATTTGAAAACAAAGAATACAAGTGGTTTAAAAATGAAGATGTATTGGGAATTTTAATTTAAAAAGTCATGTCAGATACAACTACGAGTAATACTAATTTACAAGAAACTAGGAAAAAAGAAATCCCTTCAATCATTGAAAAGTATAAGTTTTTGATAGATGAAATTTTCAAAGAGGTTGCAAGGGAAATTCCAACTTTTGTTGCTATAACAGTTCCTTCTGATGATGAAGAAAAACCATATAAGATAACTGCAGAGGAACAATTGTATAACTATCTATTAATGCGTGAGAAAATGATTGATCATGCAGATAAGATGTTGAATAAAATCAATGTTCTGGAACTTGAACTATATGCTCCGGAACTTTTCAAAAAAGTAAATCAAAGCGAACCTGGAAGTGATTCCCAAGATAATGAAGTAAAAAAAACACCAAGAAAAAACTACGCTAAAAGAGCTGCTGCAAAAAAATCTGAATGATATTTTATCTCGGAAATATAGTTGATAATGTAATCGATGAAAAAACTCGATTAATGCGCAACAAATCCAAACAATGGAAATATGGATATGATGCTAGCATTGATGTGGTTATTATTTCCAAGGACGGAACTCTTGGTGAAGTTTATGAAATGTATGGTGGGTTGAAAGTTGGGTTACCAGAAAAGCCACCACATAAAGATATTATCAATTCGAATAAAACTGCTGTTAATCAGAAATGGGAGCGCGAAACTCCTCCGGATGGATTAAATTCTGAAACTCAGTTTGACGATGAATTTGAGAATTACATTCAAGACCAATTTGAAAAGAGAGAAAAAGGTGTTTGGATATATCTCAATGGATTACCGGTTTACATACCGGGAACATATTGGTTTTTTTTGACTTGGTATAGAGAAGAAGATGAATATCCTCAACTTAGAATTATTCAAAATGAGTTGATGATTTTCTGGGAAGCCTGTAAAGCTGATGATAGAAGTTACGGCATAATTTACGTTAAAAATAGACGTTTTGGATGGTCGGCTCTTTGCAACAATGAAAAATTAGAAATAGGTTCTAGAAGTGAGAATAAACTTTTAGGTATGATTTCTAAAAAAGGAAATGATGCTAAAAAACTATTCAAGCGTCTTGTAACAGCATTTAAAAGACTTCCTCCATTTTTTCAGCCTGAAATTGACGGACAAAGTACCCCAAAAACAGAGCTTGTTTTCTCAGAGCAATCTAAGAAAAGAAAATCAGGAGAGAAACTTACAGAAGGAGAAGGACTTGATACTACTATATCTTGGGCAAATACAGAAGGTAATGCCTTTGATGGTGATAAAATGTTTAGGTTGTCTGCTGACGAGTGCGCTAAATGGCCTAAAGACGTTCCATTTAGCCAATGGTGGACAGTTGCTAAAACATGTATGCGTTTAGGTAGCCGAATAGTTGGTAAAGCAATGTGTGGTTCAACGGTTAATGCAATGAAAAAAGGAGGTGCCGAATTTAAAAAGATTTGGGATTTATCAAATATTTCGGAGCGTAACGAGAATAACCAAACTAAATCAGGTTTATATCAATTGTTTATTGATGCCGCTTTTTGTATTGAAGGATTTTTTGACCAATACGGTTTTTCCATAGTTGAAGACCCTGAAAAACCGGTGTTAAATGAATTTGGTAAATACGTTAGCATTGGAGCGGCCAGATACTTAAAAAATGAACTTGATTCATTAAAAGATGATCCGGAGGCATATAATGAGCAGTTGCGCCAATTCCCGAGAAACGTTCGTGAGGCATTTCGTGATGAAGCCAATGATTGCGATTTCAATCTCATGAAGATTATGGAGCAAATGGATTATAATGAAAATGAAGATGACCCTGAAACCCATATTGAAACTGGTAATCTAACTTGGAAGGGAGGTATCCAGGATGGTGAAGTAATATGGAATCCGGATCCAAAAGGTAGGTTTTGGATTGCCGCCGGTTGCCACCCGCCAGCTGAGTTTAGAAATAAGAAAGAAAAGAAAATGATAAATGGTGTTCTGGCATGGGCACCCATGGCCGGACATATTGGAAGTATTGGAATTGACCCGTACAATAGAAGTAAAACGGTTGATGGTAGAGGTTCAAAAGGTTCAGCACATTTAAAGACAAAATACCATACTTACGCGCTACCAAAATTGGCATACATTGTTGAATACATTGATAGGCCAAAAACAGTTGAGCTATATTTTGAAGATATGATAATGCTATCTCACTACTACTCTATTCCATTTTTAGCGGAGCTTTCAAATGAGAAGTTTTTAAGTACAGTATTGGAAAGAGGCTATCGTCATTTTTCATTAAACAATCCATTTAAAAAATGGGATGAATTAAGTCATACCGAAAAAAAATACGGAGGAATTCCTCCCCAAGATTCTAAAATAGGTGATCAACAGTTTTATGCCATTGAAAGTTATATTGAAGAATATGTTGGTATTGCTAGAGAAGGTAATAATAGACCAATGGGAGCATGTGGATTTATGCCTTTCAACAGAACGCTTGAGCAGTGGAAAGATGTAGATACATCAACTCCAGGAGGTAGAACAAAATATGATGCTTTCATTTCATCTTCATTGGCTGCATTGGCAAATCAAAAGAGAGAATTAAAATCAGCAAAAACAGAAATAGTGGAAATTCCATTTGAAACTTACGACAATAAAGGACAAATATCTAAAGCCAGTTAATATGAAAACCAACAGTATTCAACAGCCAAACGCATTATTACCATTCGAAGAAAAACTATCTATCGAATATGGTAAAAAAATAGCCGATTACATTAGCAAAGAATGGTTCAACGGAACTTTAATAGGTGCCGGTTGTAGATTTATGGGCCGATATAATTGGATTGAAAAAAATAGACTTTATACTCGTGGAGAACAGGATACTCAACAGTACAAAAGCATTTTAGCTAGACAACAAAAAGATTTATCTTATCTTAATGTCGATTGGAGACCAATAAATGTTTCTTCAAAATTCATTCACATTGTCGCCAACGGTATTTCCGATGATAATTACAAAGTTAATGTTACGGCCAGTGATAGATATTCCGTAATGGAAAAAAAATCGAAAATTTTAAAGCACAAAGCAAACATGATGGCTTTGCCAATGTTGAAAAAAGCTAAAATGCTTAATGGTATTGATTTAATTCCAAAATATGTTCCGGAATCTGAGGAAGAAATTCTATTCCACACAGAAATTAAAGACCGTCCAAAAATTGAAATTGGGGAAGAAATATTAATTGACCATATCAAAACAATCAATAATTGGGATAATATCAAGGCTGATTGTGATAAAGATATTGTTGAAAATGGCATTATGTGTGCTCAGGTTTATACTGACAGAATAAATGGTGTTTCTTTAAGGTACATTGATCCGGCTGAGGCAGTTCATTCATACGTTAAACGAAATGATTTTTCGGATGCTTTCTATTATGGATACGTTGAGAGTATTACACTTTCTGATATTAAAAGAGAGAGCGGATTCAGTGATGAAGTATTAAGAAAAATTGCCAAAACATATAAGAACGAACAGCTAATTCGTGATTATACAACTTGCCCAATGGAAGAAATTATTGATATAAAAATCAATGTTTTGCGTTTTTGCTGGAAAACAAATAAAACGATCGTTTATAAAAAATCAATTCGAAAAGGAGAAGTAGTAAAAGTTTCTAAAAGAAAAGAGAATTTTGGAACTGATGAAAAAACTTCAAAAGCAAGATTAAGTGAAGAATACGATACTTGGTTGGAAGGAAATTATGTTATTGGAACTCAAGAATTGTATGGGTATAAAGAATGTGGTAACATAGTTTTTGATGAACTAAATAAACCGCGACCACCTTTTGTCTTTAGAGCTTCTGCTATCTATAAAAATAAGCTTCACTCTTTTGGTTCAGATATTATGGTTATTTGTGACCAGATGCAATATGCTTCTTTAAAAATTCAGCATTTAATGTCAGAGTTAAAGCCAGATATTGTTGAAATTGATCTGGACGGTTTGGCCGCTATTAGTGTGGATGAAAAAGGAGAGGCGAAAAAAGACAATTGGAAAGAAGCTCTAGCAATTTTGAATGTAAAAGGGGTTGTCTTAAAGAAGCGGGTTAACATGGGTGAAGACGGGATGAAGGATACGCAAGCCGTAAAACCTTCAGCTACAGCTCAAGGTTCAGCTTTAACTATTCTTTTAAA